GTGAGGTTCCCGTCGTTCCGCGCGAAGGATACCAGAGGTTCGTACCACGCCGTCCCGTACACCATCGGCACAAAATCGTTGTACCTCGCTTGGTTCACCGAAAGCGCTGATGTTGTCCAATCCTTCCCGTAGCCGCGCACCGCGATCACCGGCGGTACAAACTCCAGACCGCCGAATCGCAGCGACATTCCCCGTTCCAGGCAGTCTTGCCTCGTGTATCCGCAAGAGGTGAACGCCGTCGATCCGTTCAGCGTGCCCGCGCCCCCAGCCTGACCCGCCGAATAGCCACAGCGATAATACAGGGAGTACAATCCAGCGGCGCCGCCATCCAACGCCTCGGCCTGCTGCTCCGGTGTCGACGGGAATGTCCACGGGCACCGCCGTTGGATGCGCACCTCGGGCAGCAACAGCCTCTGCAAGCTCATTCGATTGATGGCACTCAACCGAACCGTTGCCTCTCGGATCTGTTCCAGCGGATTGCAGATGCCCCGGAAAATCACGCTCGCATCGGTCAACACTGCATCGTTGACCAGATCATAGAATACGAAGCTTGCCGTTAACTGAGCGCCTTTCCATCCTGCGGACCGCTCGATCTCCGAAAAATGAGAATCTGCATTTCCCAGAACTAGAGCGATCTTCGGACTTCCGTCGATCCCTTGGTCCGAAGCCGTTTGAATGTCGAATGCACTGTGTTGCAGCACCCGCGGAGAATACGTGACATTGGAAACGGAGACTTGGTGCGTGCTCCAGTGCTCCGACTGCCCGTTCGCTAGGACACAATCGAACAGCAGGATCGGCGTCTCAGTGACGGATTGCTCCTTTAGGTCAGAGATGGTTGGCATATAAGATACTCAATGTCACCGAATGCCGGTTCACGTCCGTCGTTGTGCATGTGAATGTATCGTCTCGGAAACGAGCATTCTCGTAGACGCCGCCGGTCGTACTGCATTGGTATGCCGATGGGGCCGCTTGCGGTTCCACTTGCGGACCAAACAAGTCAATCGCGGCGCCTGCGGGCAGTTGGATTCCAAACATCACGGACGTCGCGCTCGCGTCCGTCGATGCGCTCAACGTGGCGCGGCTCCATCCGGATCCCGCCGGCACCATCTTCTTCGTCGCTCCGAGGCTGAGTGTTACCGAAGTGGCAGTCTCCGCCCTCAGATACACGCTCAGGCAATACACGTATACGCCCGGAACGTTCAGAGTCTGCGATAACCCTTGGCTGCCCGCGCCGGCATTGACCACGTGCCAGGCGTTCGCTCCATCCGTTGGGTCGCCCACCGGCCCGGCAACTGAAAGCAGCGGGTCCTTCTGCCAGGCGGGCTGCGTCAAGTCATCGCTCCACGCGAGCAGGTTGCCGCATGGATCCAGAAACGTAAACCCAGTGAGCGATCCACCGGCTGCCGCAAAAAAGTTCTGCAGCTTAGTGAGCTCGCTATCGCTTAATCCCGTGTACCGGAGTTGCCATTCGGTAGTCTGTCCCGGAATATCCGCCAGCTTGGTCTTCCGGCCATCCGCCGTTGTGTTCACCACCGTGCGCGTCCGGCGTCGTTTGCGAACCGGCAACTGTGTGAATGCCGCGGTCGAAAGTTGAGGATATGTCATCAAATCCGGTTCTCCACAATCGTCAGGCGTGTCTGCCCGCGCATCGGCTCAGTTGTGAGCAGATCCAGTTCGTCAGCGGCCAGGCTGCAATTCGCATACGACGTGCCGTCCCACGGATCCACGAAGTTGAACGCCCCAAATTGGCCTTGGTTGTTCAAAAAAAAGATCTCGATCTGGCCCAGTTCCGCCTCGTCCAGTTCGTCCAGCCGAATCACCCACCTGTGCAAGGGCCCACTCGTGTCTCGGTACCGCTGTTCATTGCCATCCAAAAATCGCAGCACTTGATTCCGGAACTGCATCGCTCTCGTAGCCGGATATTGGGCAACGGCCTGTGTCTTTAACTGCGGAAATGTCGCCATGGTCGGAAATTCAGGAGAGTTCGTTCACGACGTCGTTGATAGAACTCAGGTTCAACATCGCACCTCGGACAGCCTGCGCGATCTGGTCGCTGTTGTCCAGAAATGATCGTGCATCCATCGTCTGCACATTCACCGTAATCGGACTCGAAGCCGGATTTGTGCCGCCGCCGAACGACAGGTTGCCCGTTCCGCTGTGGGCCGGACTCAAAGTGCTCCCGCCTGCCTCGATGCCTGCCCCGTACCCAGAAACTCGCGGTGCTCCCATTTGATCGAAATCCGCCGCGGCCAGTCCGTCGCCACTCTCTGCGCTGGTAAAGGATATCGACGACGGCATCTCGTACTTCTCCAACTGCGCCGGCGTTGACGATCCCCCACCGAACAATCCCATAAGACCGGTAATCAATGGAACCACTCCCAAACCGCCCTCCAGAATTGTGCTGGCGATCGATCCCGCCGAGATCCCGCCGCCGTTGCCCGTGCCGGTTGGTTCACTGTGCGCGCTCGACCCCGCATAACTGGCCGATTGCCCGAACAGACTACTCACCGGCGCCGGCATCTGTGCTCCTCCGTCGGAATGGCCATCGGTCACCGCGGGCACATTGCTCAACGCATCCATCAATCCATAAACCATCTCCTCGGCTGCTGCCGTCCCACCATCCTGCGAGCCCGATGCTCCCACAAAACTATTCAATAGCCGTTCTTCTAGATCTCTCTCCATGTTTCAACTCCGCCACGAGAGTCCTTTCCAAGATCACGAATGCTTCAACCTGCCGCGCGGACAACTCGTTGAATTGCGTTCCTCCCAGCCGCCGGCGCGCCAGAAACTCGTCTACCAATGCCTCCGATTCCGCTGTGATATGGGATTTGGGACATTCGGACAACACCACGTCCCCCCGGGCCCAAACCGGCCGCCCCGGTGGCTGATCCTCCAGCGCCAGCCACCCGCACCGCCTTCGTTTTTCCAGGCCGGATTTCCTGCACGAATCGCACTCCCAACCGGCCTGGTTCGAAAAGTGAAAATGGAAGGCGACAATCAGTTTTTTCTTTCGGGCTCGCTTAGCCCGGCTTCTCCCCTTACCGCGGCCAGAGCCTCCCGGAACAGATTCTCCGGACCGGCCCTGGCCAACAGCTCGGGCGTAGCGTCGAGCCCATCTACCGTCAGGCCCCTTACCTCTTGCAAGCCCCACATTACGTAGAGGCGGTCGATCTCGGCTTGCAGCAGAGTTCCGTCCATCTTGGCCGCGGCGTCCTGCCCCGCGGTTAGAAACTCGATCTTCCGCGCCAGTTCCCGCACCTGCCGCATCAGCTCCAGGCGCCGCAGAAAGGACATCCGGACTACCGTATACGTGACTCCCTCGGCGATCTCCGACTCCACTAACTTGACGCTTTCGTATCTCATGGCTAGCCAAACGCTACTGTGATCTCGTCGTCAGCCGTGCCTTGCGCCCGCGACGGCCGGAACTGCCACTGCAACCGGTTCTTTCCATCGTCAAATTCCGGGACCTCCGGAATCACGTTGTTGAGTTGCACGGCCATCATTTGACCCTGCGTCTCGCCTAGTTGAAACATCATGCTGATGGGGGACCGCTGTCTCGCGGCTTGATAAAGCCCCGCAGTCGCCGGGTCGTCCTGGCTCAATAATTCGAATGTGGCCGACACATCTCGCACCCCCGGGGAAATCGCCCTGGGAATGCTCGACCCGAACTCCTTCATCCGCAGATCGAGATTGTTCTTAAGCGAGAACGATGCAGCCGTAATCGTATAGAACTGGGTCAGTGCGGATCCCATCCAGGCCTGTCCCATGTTCCCCGGAACAATCGAGTAGTCAAACGCCTCTAATGCCGGTTCGCTCGGGTATGCCTGTGCGTTTGCAATCTGACCACTGTAGCTCGTACTGTCCACTACGTCCTGGGCCATGCCGCTAAAATGAAACTCATGAAAGTCACCGTTGATTCGAATCTGCATCTCATCCACGGCGGCCCCGCAGAGCACTCTCTGTGCAGCCGTCGCTGGAGCCCAGTAATCGTATATGCTGACACTTGGCAGCTCCGTCGCTGGAATGTAGGTGATGGTGGCCCCCAAGCTGGCTCCCGCTGATGGGGTAACGGTGAATGGCACATTCAGCTGGATGTTCGATGGATCCAATACCGCAGCTACAAACCGCACTTCCCCGCCCGACGACACCGCTTGTCCCACCTGCAATCCGTGCGGACTCGAAAACCCGATCTGACCGGACGCTGTGCCCGTAGCCACCGTACCCCCGCCGGAACTTAAGGGCGCGCCGCCCAATGCCGCCTGAAACAACGGGCCGTAACAAGGCCCCCCGATTGTGGGCTGCCAGGTCGCTAGGTAAGTCTGCAACTCGAACTGGGTTCTCCGGCGGCCGCCCGTCGGTAAACCCGCGAATGTCCGGCTCCCGGTTTTATCCCTTCGATTCGTCACTTCCTGCTGCTGGCGGATCGTGAGCTTGACAGCTGGAATCCGGTTGCTTCCCTGAATCGTCGCCGCCTGTCCATACGCGCCCTCCAGCGCCGTATAAAAGCGGTTCGCATTTGAAGAAATATATGCCATACTAACTGACGCTCACTCCAATCTCGAACGTGACCTTAGCCACTTGGATGTAATTCAGCCCCCCCTGCTTTACCGCCCCGTACGCGACCTGGTATCCGCCGGCGTAGTACATACCACTGCCCCAATCGCCCCGGTTCTCGTCGAGCACCTGCGTCACCGCGTCTGCGCATAATTCAAGACCCTCTTGCAAACCCTCTAGGCGGTCTTGCGAATGCCTCATTTCCGCCGTAACCTGCACTGTCCCCGAGAAAGTCCGGAATTTCTCCGTCAGGCTATTTATTACCTTTTCTCCGTACACCAGTAACAGCGGATATCGCAGCGTCTCTCCCCGTTCCGTCACGTCCACTGTCGCATTCTGAGACCGTATTTCCACGGGACCAGGATCCACCGCGCTCGACTGGGCAGCGCTGCGCAGATTCGTCAGCCGAAGATTGATACCCTCCGGACCTGCGAATAGATCCCGCACTTTCCTCGTCGCTATACTTCCGATCTTGGCCATCTCAACCTCGCTGAATTAGCGGTGGCAAGGTCCGCTCATAGGTTGGGTTTTGTCCGGACCCCGGCGGGCGCCCCGAAGCATCTACCGGACTCTGCTGGAGCCAAACCTGGCCCACGCCGATCGGCGCCGTATTCTGCAGCCTCAAAGCACTGGGATCTGTGCCGGCGAACACGTTCCACCCGGTCACTTCCCGCGGGGCTGTCCCGGGACTCACGACAAATGTGGTGCCCGACGTGGTCACTGCCGACGGATCTGAACTTAGTCCCTCTTCCCCGGCTGCATTCACCCAGGCCATCGCGACATAATACGCGCCGTCGGGAATCGTTACTCCTGATGGCGGCACGGTTGATATCACGGAAAAGCCCGCGGCCTTCGGAACCGGAGTCTGCGCGACTCCGATTCCGATCAATGCGAGCTGCTCGTACGCCCAGGTAGCCATTTGATGGAATTGATCGCGTTTCCCAGCATACCGGTCGTTGAGCTGGCTGTTATAGGAATCGCGATATACCAATTCCAGTGACTTGTAGGAATGCCAGAGCTTCAGCGCCGGAGTCACCACGATCGAGTTCAGCCTCGGTGGACCGCTTATCCAAAGCCACT